AGTGGAGGGGATAAGGTACAGATGAGGTTCTCTCCTCCTGTAGATTGGAATGGGAATACGATAACTATTACTTCGTGTAGTAGTGATGGTAGACCCTCCCCAGCAAGTCCTCTATCGTTTACCGCTTCTACATCATCTTCTCAGTCATTTAATACAGATGTTGTAGTTAGCGACCAGATGCCAGAGCAGAAGGTGAGCGACTTTATGGTAGGGCTTATCAAGATGTTCAACTTAGCACTTGAGGCAACCAGCACCACAACCTTCACCATAGAGCCTCTAGACGATTGGTATGCTGATGGTGGGCAGTTTGATATCACCGAACACACAGACATCACTACACGCAAGGTATCAAAGCCAGAGCTATATAGAAGGATAAAGCTAGAGCATCAACTAGCAGATAGCCAACTGATGAACGCCTACAGGCTGTCTAATGGAGGCGTAGCCTATGGAGACCTCCGTGCAGACTTTACCTTTGATGGGGGTGAGCTACTCAACCAGAGTAACTTCGAGCTACTCAAGTTTGAGAAACTAGTAGACACAGGGACTAGTCCTGTGACTAGTGTAGACTTTCTCATAGGCTCGTCTATAGACAAGGAGCTGAAGCCCTACATAGGCGCACCTATAATCTTCTACTCCCCTAACACGAAGAGCATAAGCAGTTACCCTATAGGCTTTCTTGATGAGGCAGGAGACACAGGTAGCGGCACACACGGAAGGGTAAACCAGATTAACTTTATATCTAATGTCAATAGCGACACCGTAACAAGCGTAACTAGGATGCTGACCTTTGGGCTGAATGTAGAACCCTACCACGAGCAGTCCTTTGTTCAGACACTATACAATATCTATTGGGAGGACTACATCACAGACCTATACTCAGTAAGCAGGAGGCTGTATACCTTTAGGGCTATTCTGCCTATTGATATTATATGCCAGTTGAAGATGAACGATAAGATAGTATGGAACGGCTACAGCTTTATCATCAATCAAATACAGGTGAACCTACGCACAAGGGAGGCAAACCTAGAGCTATTGAATGATGTATAAACGACCTCAAGGCTAGAAGCTAGGGTTATATAATAGTAAGACAATGGACTTAAAATTCATCATAGAGCAGCTACCATACGCTGACCACTTGACCGAAGACGTGCTAGTGGCGAAGGGTAAGCATAAGATGATAACGAACTGGAAGGAAGCTAAGCAGCAGATTAAATGGTTAAGACAGAAGTAGAAATAGTAGTAAACACCACAAACGCTACCAAGTCAATAGACGAGGTAGGCAATGCTGTAGATGATGCAGCTGGTAAGTTTGAGAACTTGTCTGCTGGTGCAGAGGGTGCTACTGCAGTTATTGATGAAGCAACAGGCGGTCTAGCCACACGAGTTAAGAATGTAGGGCAGGGCTTGATATCAATGGGCAAGTCTGCTGTTACCTCATTCCGTGCCGCTATCGCTGGTGCTAATGGAATGAAAGCAGCCCTCATATCTACAGGTATCGGGGCTATCGTTGTAGCACTTGGTACTATTGCAGCCTATTGGGAGGACATTGTAGGCTTCGTTAGTGGCGCATCAGAAGAGCAGCTAGACTTCTTAGAAAGAACAGAAGCGACCAGAGATGCTACGCAGGAAACATTAACTGCGCTTGAGAGTAGCGAGAATGTACTAAAACTACAAGGCAAGAGTGAACGAGAAATTCGAGACCTCAAAATCCAACAGACTGACGAAGTTATTGCTGCAACCAAAGCGGTATTAGAACAAGAGAAGGTTCTTAGACAATCTCAAATTGATGCTGCGAAACGCAACCAAGAGTATTTATCTTATGGGCTTCAGTTTGTAATGTTTGGGATTACATCTGTATTGGCAGTTATAGATGCGGCATCTGAGGGCTTAGCAGCATTGGGTATAATTGAGGAAGGACTTACTACTAGAAGAGATGCCTCTGAATATGTAGCCTCTTTTGTATTTGACCCAGAAGCTGTTGCAGAAGAAGCAGATGCTACCATAAAAGAGACTGAGGATGCACTTCTTAAACTCCAGAATCAAAGAGCTGGTTATATACTATCAAACCAACAAGAAGACCAAGCAGCAGCAGATAAGGCATCAGCCGATGCTAAAGCAGCTAGAGAGGCAGAAGAAGCTGCAGCAAAAGCACACGCTGAGAAGATGTTAGCAATACGCCAAGCGCAAGAGGCGGAAGATGCAGCCCAGCTTGAGGCGATGTCTGAGGCATTGGATGAGATATATCAAAAGCAACTCTCAGCCCAAGACCAAGAGCTGAACGCTATACAGGAGAAATACTTCCAGCTTGAGGAGTTCTATAAGGACGATGCAGATGCGGCAGCAGCAATCGAAGAACAGAAGCAGAAAGACATCCAAGCTATCCAAGACAAGTACAGAGAGGAAGAACGGAAAAAAGATGCAGCACTTCAACAAGCCAAAGTTAAGTTAGCAACCGACTCACTAAGCGTATTAAACAGCCTAGCACAGGCTGCACTAGAGGGCAATGACAAGAGAGCTAAAACAGCCTTCCGTATCGGCAAGGCACTCAGCCTTAGTCAGGCAGTAATCAACACAGCACAGGCAGTTAGTGCTGCCCTAGCGCAGACTACTGATGTCACCCCTACACAGAGCCTCCGCTTTGCTAATGCCGCCCTAGCAGGGGCGCAAGGGTTGGCACAGATACTTACCATCAGTAAGCAGCAATTTAATCCTAGTGGGGGTGCAGGAGGTGGCGCAGCATCTGTACCTAGACCTTCTACCTTTAGACCTAGAATGAGCTTTGAGCCTCAAGGATTGAACAGCGGCATCGGTCTAAACGAGTCCCCTAACTTGGGCAACCAGATTGCAGAGAGCCTATCGGGTAGTCCTATCAAAGCCTATGTGGTAAGCCAAGAGGTACAGACACAGGCTAAGATGAATAGAAAGATAAGAGAAACAGCAACAATAGGATAATGAGATTTTACGAACTAGTACTAGACGAGGAGAAGTTCCTACACGGCATTGATGCCATCAGCATCGTAGAGCATCCTGCTATAGAGGAGGACTTCATCACTATGAGCAAGGAGCATAAGTTCGAGTTCAAGGAAGTGAGCAACGAGAAGCGCATCTTGATGGGTGCGGCTATGATTCCAGACAAGCCTATCTACCGAGTAGATGGTGAGGAGGAGTACTATGTATTCTTCACAAAGGAAACCATCCGCAGAGCGAGTGAGCTGTACCTTATGAACGGCAAACAGAATAACGCTACCTACGAACACGAGGCACGACTAGAGGGACTCTCTGTCGTTGAGTCTTGGATTGTAGAGGACTCACAGAATGACAAGTCTAGAGCCTACGGCTTAGAGTATCCTGTGGGTACTTGGATGGTATCTATGAAGGTCAATAACGATGACATCTGGGAGAACTATGTCAAGGAGGGTACGGTTAAGGGCTTCTCTATAGAGGGCTGGTTTATGCAGCGTGAGACTGCTATGGAAGTAGAGACTGAGCTATCAGCAATCGAAGCAGAAGAAGGTGAACACCTCCTAGCCCTCTACCTACTAGGAATCGCCAAAGGCGTATTAAAGAATGACAAGAGATACAAGAGCGGTAAAAAGCTCGAAATGGAATCATACCGAGACTATCCTGATTCAGTATCTAACAATGCCAAGAGAGGCATCGAGCTTAACGAGAAGCAAGGCAACAAGTGCGCTACTGAGGTGGGTAAGATACGAGCGCAACAACTAGCCCAGAAGCAGCCTGTATCAGTTGATACTATCAAGCGTATGTACAGCTACCTAAGTAGAGCAGAGGAGTACTATGACGAGGGAGACACGACCTCGTGTGGGTACATCTCCTACCTACTATGGGGTGGTAAGAGTGCCAAGAGCTGGGCAGAGAGCAAACTCAAGGAGCTAGACAAGCTGTAAAAAGTAACCCAAAAATCCAATATATAGTTGTTTAATTAACAAAGTTTAAGAAGATGAATCTAAACGAAGTATTTAAAAGAATCGAGATGGCTCTCGCTCCTAACGAGGAAGAAGCCACAGAAGTACAAGGTGCTAGTATGCGCCTTGCTAACGGTGTAATGCTAGAGGCTGAAGCCTTTGAAGCTGGACAGAATGTATTCCTATTAGGTGAAGATGGCGAGAAAGTTCCTGCTCCTGTAGGTGAACACGAGCTAGAAGATGGTCGTATGTTAATCATCACAGAGGAAGGTATCATTGCTGAGATTCGTGAAGCAGCAGCTGTAGAAGCTGAAGAGCAAGAAGAAGAAAAGCAAGAGATGGCTGAAGAGGAGATTGCAGTAGAAGTACCAGAAGAGGTAGCTCCAGAACTAGAGCAGATTGTAGAGGCTGTTGTTGAAGCAGTAGCTCCTGCTATCGAAGAGGTCAAAGAACAAGTGGAAGAAATGAAGCGCAAGTTCGAAGAGTACCAGAAGAAAGAGGAAGAAGAGGAGAAGGTAGATATGTCTGCCGCTGCTAAGAAGCTCACAGCTGCACCTAAAGAAAAGCAAGTAGCATTGAACCGCTACGGAAAGAAAGCACCTCAGAATACAATGGGGCGTGTATTTAGTAAATTATCATAATTTTAATAAAGAAGAAAAATGGCTACAACCACTTCAATCACTACAACCTATGCAGGTGAATTTGCAGGGAAGTATGTAAGCGCAGCTCTTTTGAGCGCAGACACCATCGAAGGCGGTGGTATCACTATCAAACCGAATGTAAAGTACAAAGAAGTACTCAAGACTGTAAACCTTGATGCAATCACTAAGGACAGCACCTGTGACTTCTCTGATACTTCTACATTGACTTTGGCTGAGAAAATTCTTACGCCAAAACAATTACAGGTAAACCTTGAGCTATGTAAGAACGACTTCCGTAGCGACTGGGAAGCAATCGAAATGGGCTACTCTGCCTTCGATAGCCTACCTGCTAACTTCTCAGACTACCTAATTGGCTACGTTGCTGGTAAGGTTGCGGAGAAGAACGAACAAAACATCTGGCAAGGTGCTGATGCATCTGAGGGCGAGTTTGACGGCTTTACTGCTTTGTTGGCTGCTGACTCTGATGTTATTGATGTAACAGGTACTACAGTTACTGCTGCTAATGTTATCACCGAATTGGGTAAGGTAGTTGATGCTATCCCTAGCTCAGTATACGGCAAAGAGGACTTGTACATCTATGTATCTCAGAACATCGCTCGTGCTTATGTTCGTGCTTTGGGTGGCTTCGGTGCTAACGGACTAGGAGGAAATGGTGTGAACAACGCTGGTACTACTTGGTACAACGGAGGCGATTTGGCTTTTGATGGTGTTAAGTTGTTCGTTGCTTCTGGTATGCCAGATAACGATATGGTAGCTGCACAGAAGTCTAACTTGTTCTTCGGTACTTCTTTGTTGGAAGACTGGCAAGTTGTAAAGCTTCTTGATATGGCGGATTTGGACGGTTCAGATAATGTCCGTGTAGTAATGCGCTTTGCAGCTGGTGTTCAAATCGGTATCGGTTCAGACATCGTATACTACACCTAAGAAGTAGTTAGATAATAACCATAGAAGGGTAGGTGGGTCAATCTGCCTACCCTTTTTTAATACAATAAACAAATGGCTTGTACATTAACAAAAGGAAGAAACGAACC